ACCGCGCCGACCTACCGCATGACCTCGTCGGGCAAGGTCCAGATCGAGTCCAAGGAGGAGCTCAAGGCCAGGGGCCTGCCCTCCCCCGACCTCGCCGACGCCTTCAACCTCGCCATCCACGCCCGGTCACGCGCTCGACGCCGGGTCCGAAGCTTCGGAGCTGCTGCGTGACGTACCTACTTCTTGGGGACTGGCGTGAAGGGTCGACTGTTGAACGGCCGGATATCGGACGATGGGTTCAGGACCCTGTCGAATACATCCGGCAGGTCGTCGTAGCTCAGCTGCCCGCCGGGTGTCCAGATGCCGATGACGTGGCCGTTGACGAGGACCTTCGTGGGCTTGGTCAGCCGAGCGTAGGCCTTCCGGAACTCCGTGCTGCTCAGTACATCCATGCGCACGATTGTACAAGGTTGCGCACATGAGCGAGTGGGACGGCACGTCGTGGGCCGGCACCCCCGCCAGTCAGATCGCCATCCGCGAACCGCTGGGCGTCACACGCCTGCCGCTGAAAGCCGTGACCGGCCCCGGCGTAGCGGCGTACGCCAACGACTACCCGCTGTCGACCCTCGGCAACTCGCCCCAGGACAAGTGCGCGGCCTACCTCAAGGCGTACAAGTGCGGCTGGTTCTACAAGGCCGAGTCCAAGATCTCGGGTGACCTCTCGACGCTGCCGTGGACGGTGACCGACGGGGACATCGAGTCCGACGACCCCAGAGAGACGGAGATCGGGCGGCCGGACCTCGACGTTCCCATCGAGCAGCTGAACCCGATCGAGCAGTTCATGCGCCTCATGGAGCGGCCCAACCCCCGTCAGACGGGCCGACAGCTCCGCCAGAAGACGTTCATCCGCCGGGACATGGCGGGCGTGGCGTTCTGGTACCTCGAAGCGGCCTCGCAGTCGAGTCCGATCACTGCCATCTACGGCATCTCCCCGTCCCGGTTGTGGCCGGCCTACGACTCGCGCAAGCAGCTCATGGGCTGGGTGCTCGACTACAACCAACCCGGCGGAGGGACGCCGTTCGAGACGTGGGAGATCGTGCCGTTCTCCAACGCCTCGGCCGACGACGACGACATCTTCGGCATCGGCGCGGTGGAGGCGGTCTACGCCGAACTCCCCTTGACCGACCTGCTGACCAAGCACACCGCCGACCTCCTGTCGACCGGAGGCAGGCTGGCGGGCATGCTGTGGCCCAAGGAACGCAGCCTCAACGAGGACGAGTTCACGGACGCGCAGCGGGCGTGGCGCAACGTCGTGTCGGACCCTGCCTCTGCCCGCAGGCTGCTGCTGTTCCCGGAGCCGATGGAGTGGACTGCGGGAGCTAGCACCCCGGCCGAGATCGGCATCCCCGAGCTCGCCGCGCTCAACCGCGACAACATCCTCACGGCGTTCCCCATCGCGCCCGAGATCCTCGGCGTGCCCATGCCAGCGGGGCTGAACGCGTCCGGTGCCACCCGCCGGGAGCTGTACGACTTCTACTGGTCGGACACCATCGGTCCGCGCGCGGCGTCGTTCGACGAGATCGTGCAGACCACCATCATCAGCCGCTACGAGGCGCTGATGGGCCAGACGTTCCGCTTCGAGACCGAGCTGCCCCAACTCGACGACGCGTCGTCGCTGCTGGAGAAGGCGGGGGCGTTCCGCTCCCTCGTGAGTATCGGCTTCGACCCCAAGGACACCATCAAGGCGGTCGGTCTCGACCATATCAAGTGGACCGCGCTGCCAGCGCAGCTCGACCCGAACAAGCCGCCCGAACCCCCGCAACTGCCCACAGGCAATCAGCAGATCCCCGCGACCTCGGCGTCGGTGACCGACGACACGCGCGACAACTCCAGCGTCAGCCAGGTGGTGTCCAAGGCGACCAAGAGCCGCGAGACCATCGCCGACATGTCGAAGGGCCGCGTGCAGTCGTTCCTGCACGACCAGCGCGAGCGGCTGTCCGAGCGGATCCGTCAGACCTTCCCAGCGAACCGCAAGGGCCAGGACACCAAGGCGCTGCGCATCGCCGCGGTCAAGGCGCCGGACTGGTTCGACAAGGCCGAGGAGGACCGCATCCTGCGCCAGGCGCTGTACGGGCTGTACCTCGACGCCTCTCGGGGCTCGCTCCAAGTGGTGGCCGACCTGCTCAATCGGATCATCCCCAACAAGGCCGTCGACCGCGTGGTCGCGGACATCGCCGACTACGGCGGGGAGCGCATCGTCGACATCAACGAGGGGACCAAAGGCGCGCTGACCGATCTGCTCACGGTCGGCACCGAGCGCGGCTACAGCATCCCGCAGCTCATCGACGGGGTGCCCGACGAGGGCTTCGCGGGGGTCAAGGGCGTGACCCTCGACAACGGCGTGCCGGCGTTCGGCGACGCTCGGGCCGAGACGATCGCGCGCACCGAGACGGCACTGTCGTACAACCGCGCGGCGCTCGACGCGTACAAGGAGTTCAGCGTCAGTCATGTCATCGCCTACGACGGCGACGGCGACGAGGTGTGTGCCGAGCGCAACGGCAAGGAGTTTACCGTCGAGGAGGCGTTCGGCATCGAGGACCACCCCAACGGCACCCTCGACTGGGCGCCGGTCGTCGACAAGGCCGCGCACTTCGACGAGGAGCGCACCGTCAAGGCCATGACCGAGCTGGCGCGCTATATGCAGCCAGTCATCAAGGCCGACAGCGTGCAGATGCCGCTCACGCTCGACCCAGTGCCGTTCACCGACGCGCTCAAGGAGCAGACGGCGCTGACCGTAGAGGCCATCGGCAAGCTACCGGCGCCGGTGGTCAACGTGCCCGAGGCCCAGATCATCGTCACTCCAGCCAAGGCGCAGGGCACCCAGGACGTGCGCATCGTCGACGACATCTCACCGCCCAAGGCCAAGCGCGTGGTCCGCGGGGCGCCGTCCAAGCAGTACCCGGCGGGACCGATCGAAGGAGTCGTGGACGTCAAATGAGGTTCATCCCCAAGCAACGCTCGCAGTGCGCCAAGTGCGACCGACCGATCGTCGAGCGCAAGCGCAAGCCATGCCCCGACTGCGGCTCGCTCAACCGCGTCATCGCCCGCTCCGCCGACGACGCCGTCGGCGCCAACGACAAGCTGTAAGGAGACACAGTGCGTCTGATCGTTCCCCGCGTCGAGGTCGCCCAGCGCTTCGACGACGGCGCCCTGCTCACGCTGCTGCGAGGCCCCAGGGTGGCCGACCGCATCCGGCTTGGTCCCAACGAGGTCCACGCGCTCGTCATCCACGAAGACGGCTCATGGGACGACGCGGGCATCAGCCACAACCTCATCACCACCGCCAACGACGGGGGTAGGGACCAGGTCTCGGCGATGCTCGGCGGTAAGCTCGGCTTCGGCGTGTCGGGCACCATCGCCACGGCCACCTCGGCGACTTCGCTGACGGCCACGGCCACACCGTTCGTGACGTCGGCCTACATCGGCTGCGTCGTGCTGGCCGAGGAGTCGACCAACGCGCCGGTCCACGGCACGATCATCTCGAATACGACGTCGGTGCTGACGATCGACGCGTGGCGCAACGGCGACGACTCGGCCGGCAACACGCCCGCCGCCACGGCCAACTACCACATCCTCGCGGGCAACGCCCCGGCCCGTTACATCGCACTGACCGAGAACGCCGGTGCGGCTAACGCTGCGGACACGGCGCTGACCGGTGAGATCACGACCGGCGGTTGCGGGCGAGCGCTGGGCCTGTACGCGCACACCCTCGGCGCGGCGACGTTCACGCTGACCAAGACATTCAGCGTGACCGCCACCTTCGCGGCCATCCACAAGGCCGGCCTGTTCCAGGTGTCCACGGCTTCGTCGTCGCTGCTCAGCTTCGAGACGGTGCTCAACGCCGACGCCTCGGTCGTGAACGGCGATTCGCTGGCGCTGACCTGGACCATCACCATCAGCTAGGAGGGCGTCATGCGTCCCATCCTCATCGCGCTCGCAGCGCTGGTGCTGCTCGGAGCCAAGCCGGCATGGGCCGGACCGACGGACCCGTATCTCACGCTCGATACGCCGCCGCCATACCACTACGCCGGCACCATCGTGGTCACGACGCACGGCGACATCCGCCACGAGTCGCGCCTGCAGATGTTCTGCTATCAGGGCACCGACCTCGTGTACATCGAATCCATCGACGCGTCGGTGACGGAGACGGCGTACACGCTCCACTTCGGCTTGGGACGGCCCGGCGATACGTGGGCCGGTGGTGCGGCGGATTGCCAGATCCGCTTCGGACGCGTCGGCCACGTCGGTAACTCGTACGACCCGTACACGGTCATCGACATCCACGTCGAGGCGTAGATGGCGGTCGTCGCCGTCGTCGGGTTCGAGGGCCAGTCGCGCTTCGCCGACAGCACGCCATCAGGGACCGGCGGCACGATCATCACGCTCAGCGGTACGGCGAGCTACAGCACGTCGACGTTCCGGACCGGTGCAGCGGCACTCCGTTGCAACCCCGCATCCGGGGCCAGCGGCAACGCGCAGATCACTACTAACACCTTCAAGTATTGCCATTTCGCCATCAATGTCGCCACGTTGCCGAGCGTCGATCGGGTCGTCGCAGGACAGATCACGGCAGGCCAGATCCACGCCAAGTTGACCAGCACGGGTGCCATCGCCGTCTACCTCAATACGACGCTCATCGGAACGTCGACAACGACGCTGACCACGGGGACGTGGTATTGGATCGGCCTTCGCTACGAGACCGGCACCAGCGTCGTGTTCCTCCAGATCAATGGCACCGATGAAGTCACGGGTACGGCGACAGTCACGGCCACGGATGGGGGCGTCGGCTTTCGAGGGACCGAGGCCAGTGCGGTCGACGCCTATTTCGACGACATCATCTTCGACGGTGCCGGGTTCATCTCCAACGGCAAGGTCAACCTCGCCGTACCGATCAGCGACAACGCCCGTGCCACGCTGTGGACCGGCGGTGTCGGTGGTACGACCAACCTGTTCGATGCCGTCAACAACACGCCGCCCATCGGCACCGCGACCGAGACGGACCTGACGCAGATCGAGCACGCAGGCGGGGCAGCGGGGACGACCGATGCGTACGACGCGAACATGACGACGTACACCAACCTCGGTATCCAGGCCGGGGACACGGTGCTCGCCATCCAGTACGCCATCAGCCACGGCGAAGATGTCGCCACCGGCACCAAGCTGCTCAACTTCTCGCTTGTGTCGAACCCGACGCAGGCATCGGGCCTCGCCAACTTCTCCGCTGGGGCCGACGTCGGGGCGCTCGGCACCTACTCGACCAACTGGACCACGACGGTCAATACCATTATCACCAGTCCGTCGGTCACCCTCGGCACGTCGCCCGTCATGCGCGTCGTCCGACCCGAGACGGCGAGCCGCGTCGCGTCGGTCTGCTTCATGGGCATGAACGTGGCGTGGACACCGGGTGCCGCCGCCGAGCAGGTGCCCTACGTCAACCCCATGCCCCAGCTTCTAGCGCAGTAGCGGAGACGACGTGTCGGACCAGGTCTACACGGTCACCATGGAGAACCAGACGATCGTCGCGGACGCGTCGCTCATCTGCGTCCGCGCCGCCACGGCGTGGAGCTCGCGCGGCTCGCTGCTCGAGGTGCTGCGGGTCACGGTCAGCCAGTCGGGCACGTCCACGTCCCAGCAGCTCGGCGTCATCTTGGGGCAGAAGGCGTCGGCGTTCGGTACGTTCACCAGCACCACCCCCGCCCCGACGTCGATCGGTTCGGTCGCTTCGGCCATCACCGGCTCGACCTCGGTCGCCGCCGCGAGCGCCGGCACGGATGCGTCGGCCGAGGGTGCCGGGACGGTCACGACGACCGTGTCCGAT